CTTTAAGTTTTGTAGTACGACTAAAATTAGCCTTGTGCTGCACCAGCACCAGTAGTAGATTCGCCAAGCGTTCTTTCCACTGCTGCACCAATACCAACACCAACGCCTTGCTCGCCTGCGCCCCACTGTACCATGTTGTCGAAACGTATAGTAAGTGCAACTTGCATTGCTTCGTTTGTGCCGTAGTTTGCATCACCATAATCAACGTTTGTTAAGAAACAACCGTATAGGTTAGCAGTTTCAAGTACATTAACCCCTGCTGGGTTATTAGCGTTACCACCGTCTAGTACTTCAATCTTAGTTGTAAATTTGTAATCAATACCTGATCTTGCAGAAGCCTGTTCAACAAAGTCAAATTGTTTCTGGACCTGTTGCCCAACCATTTTTTGAACTTCACCACTCGCGTCATCACGTAGGTTAAGCACCACTGTTTCAAAAGTGTACTTACCTGCTAGATATACACGTGAGTTGTAAACTTCTAGTGGAATTTCTTCAAATCCAACTTTTGGTCTAGCAATATCCACAACTTGTTTTGTTAGTTCAGTTGCCGCAGATACTCCGAAACCAAGTAAAGTAACGCGGAAGCGATACTTTAACTTAGGCATCAAGAGCACTTGGTTGCCTGCGTCTGTGGGTACTGAAAAGTTATTTAATGATGTAATAGGCATGTCTTATATCTCCCCTGTGTTCTTGACACGCAACGGAATGTATATGAACTCAATAGCCTTGACTGGTTCAATCGCAATATCAACATATAGTTCGTTACGATCGATTCTAGCCGGAGTATTGTTTGTTTCATCACATACTACTGCGAAATCATAAAGGGCTCTTAAACCAACTAGTTCTAGTAGAAGTGATTCTACTGCTTGTTTGATCTCGTCCCTAGTGATTTTATCATTTGGTTCAAAGATATATGGACGAGCCAGTTTATTAAGTTGGCTACGTAGATATACAACCAAACGTGCTACGTTGATTCTGTCTAGTGCAGAAGCATTTCTTGCTCTAGTCTTTTGACCATAGTTGACCAAACCAACTCCATTAAAGAATGTAATTGGGTTAATCTTTAGATCGTACAACGTATCTCTTTGACCTTCGTTCAGTGCAACTGTTTGGAATTCTCCTGTAGCAGCATCAATGTATCCCACTGCTGTTGCATTTGAAACTCCACCACGTCTTGTACCTGCTGGTGCAAACCATGGAAACGATACTTGGTCACTTAGTGCTATAGTTCTCATCATCATGTGTGATGCTGGAACAACTGCATTCGCGCCGCCTAGGTCAGTTGTAAATCCATTTGGATAAAACGTTGCTAGGTATTCATCGTATGTTACTATTCCATCGTCACTGTTGTCAGTAACTAGATTAGCATTTGAACCATAGTTTGTTAGTGTAGTTGCATCTGCCGCTAATCTTAATGGTGTGTCACCAATAACAAATGCTGTTAGGCCTCTGTCAATGTTAAGATTAACTAGGTTGCTCATTACTTCTGTATATCCTGGTGCAGCAATTAAGTTGAAGTTTCTGCGCTCTTCATCTCTAATTTGATCACTTGTATCAATAGTAGATTTCATTGCTTGAACCACAACCTGTCTCTGCGCCTTTCTACCAAATGAACCAGAACCGTCTTCTTGGTTGCCTGATTCAGTTACCCAACGATCAGTTGCATAACTTGTCATCGCTTCGTTATTATTGAAGCGTGGATTATCTGCTGTAGTGTCGATGTAGTTGTTAGCATAACGCTTAACATTACCGCCACTTCTGCGTAGGTTCCATAATAGCATTCCTTGTGGATACAGGTCTGGATCTGGAGCGTCTGGATCTAGGTAATTGCTTGTTAATAGATCCTTGATAGTTGCTTCTGTGTTACCAGTAGCACCGCTTAGTCCATAACGTGCATCTGCAAATAGGATGCCTTCTTCTGTTGTTTGATCTGTTTTATCCAACTGTACCCATTCTTCAGTAGTACCGTTCCAACGATATACTGTTGGGAAGTTTTCTAAATCTGCTGTGGATACCCAAAGATCACCATCCACTAGTGCTGTTCCATCTGACTGACCAGTGTCTTTTGCTGGTGCAGTAGCACTCACAATTGGACCTGCTGGTGAGCAGTTTGCGTAAGCAACATTGTAGTTTTGGTAACCTACCCAAGTAGTACCATTGTGGATCATGATATCAACTTCACCGAATGATGGGTTGTACCAAAGTTGTCCGTCGTTTGGTTCTGCCTGTGGATTATCAGCACTTGCGTAGAAGTTACTAGCAGCCAATGGTTGCCAGTTACTTGCAATGTAATCATCATCAGCGCCTGCTGGTGCTGTGTAGAAGTTTGCAGTTCCTGCAAGTGTGTTAATGTTGTATGGTGTAAATGCCGACGCAATCGGTGTATTTGTTCCATCAGTAATTCTAATCTCACCACCCAGTCTGTGAGTGATTTCAATTTCATTATCTGTTGTTACACTTGCTTCAACATTTGTTAAGCCTGCTGAGTTAATTGCTGCTGCAATCTTTTCAGCATCACCTGCTGCACCTGTTAGTGCATTACTGTTTGCTGCTGTACATTCAATTGAAACACCTGCGTTTAGTGCAAGTTGTCCTTTGATTGACTCAGCAATTGTAAATGTATTGTCTCCTGATGTAAATGTGCTTGCATCAACAATCGCTGATTTGATTGCTGTTGCGCCATTTGCTGCTCTGCGCCATACTCTAAATGTTGCAGTTGAAGGAGTCGAATCATACAGTGTGTTTTCATTGGAGTTAGATTGTACAAAAAGATTGTCGATCAATAAGTTTGCACCACCGCCTGCTCTATCTAGATAGTAAAGAGCAGCATGACCATTAGCATAAATTGGTGCATCTACTGCCACCCAACTTGTAGTTGCTGCTGACCATTTGTTTGCTCTCCAACGAGCACCGTTGTTTGGTTCTGTTGTTTTAATCCACACACTTCCTGTTGGACGTGGTGTTGAATCTGCTGTCTTCCATTGTGGAACGCTTGTGTGTGGTGACTGCTGTAGTTCTGGACCATAGTAAGTTCCTGCATTAATACCTAATTCAGTATTAATTGTTGCTGGACTTGCTGTTCCAATTACAATTGCATTACTTCTTGAAGAGTCACCAACTGTGTCAGTTACAGCGTTGCTGTAAAGGTACAGTTTGTCACTTACATTCTTAGCAGTTACACCAGTAATACCTAAACCATTAATTGTTGATACTAAATCGTCTAATGTATCACCGCCTGTAATAGTTGCTGTAGTTCCGTTAATTGTAAATGTTCCTGCTGTTAATGACGATACACTACCACCAATGATTGTTGGATGACTTGCAGCCCAGTCACTGCTACCTACTAATACCCAAGTACCTGCTGGCACACCAGCCTGAGTATTTCCAACTGATTTGTAGTAAAATCTTGCTGTTTCTTTTGATGCACTAAACGAACCGCTTCCATCTACTGTTTCAAATATTACAGCGTAATCACCGATAGCCCCAACTGAACCTAGTGGCTTACCAGTTCCTGAATCAATTTTAGTTGTGTCGTCGTCTGTTAAAACGATTGGTGTCTTATTAGCAAATTTTTGTCCGCCAGTTGTGCTAATTGCAGCGCCGTTCCATTCCTGGATACCCCAACTGGTTGCATTTGTATTGATCCACCAAGTTCCGTCCTCCGGATTCGCTCCCGGAGCCTCTGTTGAACTTTCTAGTTCTGCAAGATCAACATTTGCACGTACAACGAATGCTGCGTTCGAAACGCCTAGCAAACTGTATGCTGCTAATAGCCCATACTCATTAAGTTCGCTACCGTGTATTGGTGTATTGCTTGCTGTCTTTTCAAAGTTTGGTACTCCAAAAAGATCTACTAATTCTTTCTGTGATGTTACTTTAAATGCTGTGTTTGCATTCGCTGATGTAGTTGCTTCAGCAATGCCTGTTCCAGCAGCATTTGTTTTATCTTGTGCGGTTGCTACGACGATAAGGGGTGTTGTACCTGGTTCAGCAGGTGTATAAAAACTCTCATCTATTACCGTAACTTCAACGCCGGGTGATGTTAGTGCCATTTACGTTATCTCCTGGTAATGTAATATCAAATCATT